TTGTGAACTTCTTGAAAGAAATACCACGGTGAACGTATTCACCACCGCCGTTGAAGTAACCGTCAGCATCATCCCATGTGGAACGAACAGTTAATACATCTTCTTTTACTTCGATTTCTACATCATTAATATCCAAACCTGCGAGGGCAAGATCAATAAAGAATTCTTTTCCTTTTAATGTTCTGATATTATAAGGCGGGAAGCCTTGAGATTGATGTGTTTGTGGGAACTCCACTAATCTGTCAAAGACTCTATCGAATCCTACGGCAAACGGGTGCAGTGAGTTTATGTTTAATCCAGGCATGTTATTCTCCTATTAAGCAAGATTAATTATTATCTGATGGTAATACCCATCGGTTATTGAAAGACCCTTACGGCATCTTACAAATTTATTTATACTCCGGTACTACCTATACCACCTTTTCGGTCGGTTTTTGTTTTTGGAGCGGTCTTACGTTCTGTTAACTCTTCTTGTTGTACTTTTGATATTTTACACTGGGCTAAACGATCACCATGCGATACGATAACAATGGTATCAGACATATTGTGTACAATGATATGAGTTTCATCTACATAATCAGAATCAATAATTCCAACGCTGTTAACTAGAACTAAACCTTTCTTTGTTGCTACACTCGAACGAATAAACATTTCCATCATGTGATCTTTTGGAATATCGAATATGAGTCCTGTTGGAATTAGTACTCTTGCGGCAGGAGGAACTGTAATTCCTATTTGACCTGAACCACCGATAATCTTTGGATAGATAGGAACTTGTTTATTGAATGGAGTATAGCATTTGAGTGTGCTGCCAATCTCAAGACATGCCTTAACGTCAAAGCAAGCTGAGCCTTGTGTTGCATATGATGGGATTTCTGCGGTGTCGCGAATTTTAAAAACTTTCATAATGTATGTTCCTATTTGTTATATTATATAACAGTTATGTGGAAATGTCAATGGTTATTTCTTTCCAATATTATATTTGACTGTCAATTCCCATTCATTCTTTTCTTTAAACGAAATGATTTTAATTTGATTCAGAGAAGCTACTGGATCCTTAGTCTTTGTTGGATCTATTATTTTAACAAGTTCCCATTCTTCCAATAAGTTCACAATCGTATTACGACGTGCTATATCTTCTTCTGTTAACGTGTTATGCTTTCCGTCTAAAATAAACAATTCTTTAAAGTGCAGAATCGAGTACCTACCTTGTTTGTGTAGGATATGACAAGACTGATATAATTTTCTTTCTTTACGGCTTGAGATGCCGATACGGGTCAACGTTTCTTTTACCTTCAGGAAAGAATCCTGTGTGGGTAATTCAACTTCGACACCGACTCCTTTGAAAATGTCCGTGTCCATGATTATTCACCTTTTTAATTATTATAGTTAGTGGCAATGGTATTACACCATATAACATTATTTATAATAATCATTTCTTAGCCGCCTTCAGTAACTTTATCATGGATAGTTACAAGCTGTTCTTTGTTTAATACGTTTAGGTATTGTTTGGCAACTGTACGGTTACACTGATACACTTCTTGAATAACATCAAGGTCAGTATTCTTTTCAGCCTTAGGCCACTTCGAGAATCTTTTGCGCTTACGAAGAACAGATTTGTAATAATCAAATTGAGCAGCATAGAATAAACCATGTCGCATATTCATTTCGTTTGCGTGTAATATTGTATCCTCAAAATTGGTAAAGCCACGATTCACTACATACGCGTTATACATCTTTTCGGTATGTTCTGGTATATCACTATTGCGAATCAATTCATCCTTAGAGAAGGACGCAGCATTCATAAAATCAAATGGGTTCAGGTCTTTCACCGATGATCTCCTCAAGTTCTTTTGCTATTACGTTAAAAGAAGATCCACACTTGTCACATAACGGTATTTGGTGTTTACCATCAGCAGTAGCAAGTTCAACCGTATAGGATTTCTTTTTTGTTGTCTTCTCGCCACAATTAAAACATTCAAGACGGCCAATCATTACGAGTACTCACATTCAATCATTACTTCAGTAAGGAATGCAACCATATTGATTTCTTGGTCAGCAACTAAACCAGACTTGTACATATAATCAGCGAGTGTAACAATAAAGCCAGCTTGACTTTGTAATGTAACTTTGCTTGACATCATATCATAGATACGACGAAACATTTCATTCATGTCTTGATCAGAGTTCTTGGCAACCCATTTACGCATATCGGTAAATTGCTTTGCTTTAAGACAACGAAATAGATCATCAATAGATTCTTGAGCAAGATTAACAAAGATACCTTCATCGATTTTACCAGAAGCAGCATATGATTGTAATTCAGTTAGTACACGTCGGAAATCCGGAAAGTGTTTCTCAATTACTTTAGCAACAACCTTAGGATCGTATTCAACTTCTTCTTGGTCAAGTATTCCCTTAACTCGTTTAAAGAATTCCATTGCCATCTGTGGACGGTCAGCGGTATCAATAGAGAAGTCTACTTCAGATAACCTTGAACGTAATGGACTGATAATACGATTCTTGAAATTACAAGTAAAGATGAATCCACAGTTAGAAGAATACTCTTCAATAAAGTTACGTAGAGCTGGTTGGACGTTAGCAGCATTTAGATAATCTGCTTCGTCAAAAATTACATACTTACGACCTGTACCTGAAAGAGATACTGCGGAAGCAAATGTTGAGATGTCGTATCGGAGAGTATCAATATTAACATTAAGAGAACCATTCTTTACGATATAATCGCAACCTAGTTCATCGAGCATTGCCTTGGCGATTGTAGTTTTACCTACACCAGGACCACCTGTTAATAATAGATTTGGAACACTACCGTCTGATACGAACTTGCGGAAGGATTCTTTGATCTTGTTTGGGAGAATAGTATCTTTAACCACTTGTGGCCGATATTTCTCAACCCATAAGACTTCGTTTGATTTTGCATCAATCATAATTCACCATAACCATAATATAAAATAAAAATATTCGAGAAAATCAGCAGGGGTAATTTCTTACCCCCACCTCTCGAGAAGTGCCTACTAACTAATTAGATTAGTCAATAAGTTTACCAGCCAAACCTTCGACTGATGTATCAACGCCTGCATCCTGTCCACCCAATTCTTGAGTATCTGGTTGCTTAGGACCTTTCTGTCTTAGGAAAGTTTCGAGTTTATTTCGAAGAGTTCCTACACCGGCAAGTTCTTGCCCTTGGAATCCACCGCGCTGTGAGACTACGTCAATAATCTGCAACACAGTTGATAAATCTCCAAGAGTGATTACCACCTCTTGTTCTTGGCCTTCTTGTTGTTGGCCAAAGTTACCATTTACTGGTTCATTCATAATTTTTACCTTTAAAGTTTGTTATAAGTCGACTTTGAATCAATAGCTACGTAATACGTAACACCTTCGCCTTTAAATTCTGAGATACCTTTTGAACAAAGCGTAACCTCATAATCTATCGGCATTAGTTTCAGATTATCAGTTTTAATGATAATTTGGAACTCATCGGCAGTCTCCCCAATTTCGATACCAAAGTCATCTGCACCGTTGTTGGAACTGTCGATTGCTTTCAGATAGCATTTGCCGCCTTCGCCTACAAACGCAATCTCCGAAAATTGTAATACCCCTGCTGCCTTCAATACTGAAGACAAATCTCCGTTACTTACCGATACACAAACATCAGCTGAAGGAATAGTGATTTCCTTTTCTGGTGGAGTATGGATCATTGAGAGATCGGCAAAAACATACTTGGTACGTCTTTTGCCTTCTGATATAATAAAGTATTTATCATTAAACTCTACATCAGGATCGTTATACAGAGATAAAATAGACAAAAATCTTGATAGATCGTAAATACAAGCATCTGACGGGATTGTATCAGGAATGTTTGCGATCGCAATCAATGTCTTCTCTGGAGTTATAGTCTTAAGAACACTACCGCTGGCCATCAAGATTGACTTGTTGATAGAGGTAAAGCTTTTTAGGACCGTCAAGGTTTCGTTAGAAAATTTCATTATATAGATGTCTCCATTTAGTTTTTATATTGTAGTATATTATAACACAGTTATTTGGTTTTGTCAATAGGATTATAGGTTTTTCTATTAGATTTTACATCAGCAGTTGCCGTTACACCTAATTGGCCCAAACTTCCCATATCACCTTTAAAGATATAAGAACCTACGTGGTTGAGTTTCATCCAAGGACACATCCATACTGAGAGATCAGCTTTACGAGCCATCTTACAGAAGAAGTAATCTTCGGATAGGTACCTTCTTGTTTCTGGGTCAATGACACAGTCAAAGAAAGCGTGAATATCTCGAGTACCGTCAAATTGCTCTGTTCTAACGTGATCTGGTTTGTATGCAAATTCAGGATAGGTGTCACGATACTTCTCTAACGCCTGTCTTGTAATTAACATAAACCCAGTACCACCTTCGGCAACTTCAACAGGTTCTGAGAGTTTAAATGATTTCGATCCTTGTACTGGATTGAAAACAAAATCTGAGGTAAACTTTTCTAAGTCGAATGGATTCTCTTTACCAAATCCACCATGATGTGCTGCTCTTGATACCTTCTCCCAAGCAATTGTCTTTTTAGGATATGGACCACAGACAATATCATATTTCTCTGGGT